CATCTTTTTTTCTTCTTACAGTTTGTAATAACTTTTGAATATTAGTACTACTACTCCTGTTGACAGCAGCGACTGCACTCTTTTGACTTCTACGACCTGTTTTACTTCTGCTTATCTCAACTGTTTTCCCGCCCATCTCTGTAAGTTCAATTTTATAAGGCACACCGTTTGGCATATATCTTCTTGCTAGTTCTTCAAGTTTAGAATTTTCGTTATAAACCCCGTAGAATATTTGACGAAATGTAACAACCCCACGAACGTAAGTAAACGCAATTGACCGTTTTAAAGTCCCTTGGTCAACGTGTGCCGTTGCTTTCGCTTTCTGCACAATGTCCGTTGCGATTGCTCTTATTTCTGCTTCTTCTAGCACGAACTACCTTCATTTGGAATTGATAACTCTACATCGACTTGTAAGCCGTCAAGCTTTGACAACCCCCATTCTTTTAAAATCTTCTCTGAACCTTTCGAAACTAACTCAACATCATAATCGTTATTTTGCCTAACCACATAATTAATAAACTTAGCCCAAATTGAATGAGTTTCGTTTATGTTGTCTATGTAGTTTGTATTCGATAATAATTTAGAGTCAATCTTTACAGGCTTAACATCTCTTTGCTGAACAATAGTGAATCTAAAATTGCAAATTATTGCTTGGTCTTCTGTGGTTGTATCTCTCAAATCGATATTAACCAAAGAATAAATGTTTTCTTTGTTGGCGTCAATATCCATTGAATTAACCAACGAGATAGTATTTACCATTTCATTCGCTTGGAATTGTGCAATTATAAATTCGTATATTTTACTAATCTCGTTCATTACTTTGTATTTTCTACTATTCGTTTTCTAATTAGATATTCGCCTATGAAAAGGAAATCTTCTGTTTTCCAATTCAATACTTCTTCACGCTTTGTGAAATCTCCTTTACAGATTAAATAGATTATTTCTAAATAAGCCCCGTAATACTCTGCGAATTCTTCACGGTCAAGTGAACCCTGTGTTATAATCCCATCATTCGCAGATATGGGCGGGTTGTAAATATATTCGTAGTCTTCCCGAATTTTACTTGACCGCTCGTAAAAAGCAATAAGGCGTGTTCTGCATCCGCTAAACTTAAATTCTTAATATCAAACTTTTGCCAAAAGAATATCGGTTTTAAAATCTGCTCTAATAAATCAGGCATCATTCCTTCAACCGCTCGTGTATCTGCGTTAATCCATTCACTAGCCTTTTTAAAAGATAAGTCAATGTTGTATCTAAACTTTGCCTTTTCTTTAGATTGTAAAGCCGCTGCGAATAATTCCACATAACCTGCTTTACCTTCTGTAACTTTTGGATAAAAATACTCGATAACCTTGTCCGCTACGAACTCTAAATTATCTTGTTTCCCTTCAATATCTTCTGTGAATTTCAGAAACTGCAAATAATTTATATCGTTCTTACTTTTGATATTCATAGATAGCGTGTAATTTTGAAGCGTCAAAAGGTTCTTTCTCGCCAAACAGTTCGACAAACACCTCTTTGCTTGTTAATTCTTTCTTTTCTAATGTTCGGAACTCACGCTTTAAGAATGTATGTACCATCTTTAAATGCTTTTTTACGTGTGATTTTCCCAGGTCTTTCATTTCAATTGCTTTCTTTGCCATAATTTACGCGCTTACTGATTGTTTTTTTGCTAACACCATTGACACTGCATATCTAAATGCGTCAATTGCGTGATTGTTATCGTCGATAGGCTCGTCTTGTCTTTTGTCCGACCACCTATAATTATCTAATTCCCGTTGTAAATTTAAGGAATTTTTATCAACTATCAAATCATAATTTAAAATAGTATTAATACTATCCTTTATTTTTGGTTTTTTAACTTCTTTTATGTATAGCCCTTTGTTTTTCAATTCTTTAATAAACATAGGTACTGCACTATCACACCATATACGATTGTATTTGACCTCGCCAAAAATACCATCAAAAATAGTATCACTAGTTTGATGTGTCTTGTAAAATATTTCTTTAAGATAAATTTTCTTTTCTTTTTTATCCACGTGTATTTTTATAGTTGCTGTTGGGTGTGTATATCCTTGGTCCATTCCGTAGATTGGTGGTGTTGGTAAAATCTCTGGAAACTCCCCAATATTATAAGTAAAAATAACTCCTTCAGCTACATCTCTAAACGAACCCAATACAACGTTTTTATATTCCATAGCTTCACGCTTTACCTTAGTTGGTAAATCGTTTCTTAATTTTGCGTCAACCGATAAATAATATTCGTACACTTCACGAAGTCTTTCATATTCCAACCAATTATGAGGCGCCATATTTTCTTTTCCATTATCAATATAATTAGTGTGTATGTAAAGAATATTATTTATAATCCCGTTAAACCCTTCAGGTACACTTTCGTAAAACTCTTTATAAAGCCAATGTGTTTTAGTTGGTGGATTGAAAGAAATTATAGAAAGACATTGAACATCTGTTGCACGCATTGAGCGTTTAATCTTTACCCATTCTTCATAAGAAGTAAGCTCCTCTCCTTCATCTGTAATAAATATTGAATAATCTTCTAAGGATTTCAATTTAGCCGTTTGAGTCCCGACACTTGTCTTTTGTCCAGTAATAGTGATTTTGCCATTGCTTAGTTTATGATTGTAGTTGTTATTTGCAAATTCAAACTCTGAACTAACACCCAGCATTTCTAGTCGATTATCTAATGCTGAAGTAATAGAATTATCAGTACTCGACATTGTTTGTCTTGTGTATAATATTCTGTGGTTATAATCACTTGCCGCAACTCCTACCTTTGTGGATATAGCAAAAGACTTACCACTATCACGACCACCCGAAACTAATATAGTATCGACATTGCGTAATTGCGTAAGATCTTCTGGTATATCTAAACCTAAAAAAGAAAGCCTTTCGACTTCCTCTTTAGCTTGTAGTATCTCAAATAGTGGATTATATTTTTCACTGAATTTTATACTCATTGTTTTTTTATAAACTCAATCTTTGGTCTTTCAGTTATTTGTATTTCCCCAACATAGTCAATTGATTTCAAAGTAGGTAAACAGAACTTAGCCATTTCCAAAGTATATTTAACTCTTTCAGCTGGTTTTAATTCTTCAAAGTCAGATTGCAATTGTTCTAAATTGCTTTCAACTAAAAACTGAAAACGTTCTCTAACATCAGATGTTGTTTTGTTAGGAACTCCTTTTTGCCTTCCTCCTTTCTTCTCTTGTCCTTTAGGTGCTGCCATACTATTTAAATACTAGTTTAGTATCATTTAATTACATTTTTTTACCCAACGATATTCTGAAATAGTTGTAGTATTTTCCCCGTTAGGATATTCAAGTGAATTGATAAATACAATTTCTTCACTATTACAATCCGCTGTTTTTGTTTCTCCGTTTGTAACCCAACCTGTATTTGTGATTAATCCACTCGGATAAGTTGTTACGTGTTTGTATTCTTTTTCATAAACACAGTCGCATTCTGGTTGTTGAATTTCTTCTTTATCGCAAGACAAGAAAAACAATACTGATACGCTTAATAATAATTTTTTCATAATGATAAGTTTTTGTAAAGTTAGTGATTTTAATTTAATATTAATAATTTATTTTGCTATCTACTAGAATACATCTATCGTTGTTGATATACTCGTTTATTGTATTGCTTATTTGTCGCCAATGAATTTTTGTAAGTTGTCCGATTGTATAATTTGATTTACCTAATAAGTGCAATCTTATTATTTCAAATTTAACAGGACTTCTAAATGGCTTATCTTTTATTTTAAAGTTTCTTTTGTTTCGGATTAATTCAATATTCTTTTCCGTGTATGGTTGCCCTAAAATATCTAAAATCTTTTCACGATATTGGACTTGATGCTTTGTAAGTCCTAATTGTTTGGCTACTTCTAAACGTGTCATTTAAAATCTGTTTTATGAATAGTAAATTTATCTGTTACAATTGGAAATTTTAAACGTGATAAAGTGTGGTATTTTAAGTTTTCAAACTCACAACACTTTTTTAAGTTACCGTAAGTTTCTATTCTTTCGCCTTTAATGAATACTATTATTGATTGTCTTTGCATAAATCTTCACTTATAAAAAAATCTTTATTTTCAAATCTTATTAACAAAACATAATTAAATGCTTTTTCTATAAATTCAACTTTTTTGCCAAATATTTTATAAGATTCTTTTGGCAAATGTTGTCCTTTAAAATGCATGCCCTCGCTTGTAATTGCAAGGGCTTTTTTTTCTGCTTCTTTTTTAGTTATTATAAACATATCCAGTTTCTTTTTCAATTGCTCCAATACCATAAATAGATGCGTTGTATTGTAAATTAACAAAGTATTTTTTAGCCAAAACATAGGCATCGAAGGATTTTTTATTTAATTCATTAACTATTAAAGTTAAAAAACCATCTACTTTTTTTAAAGTAAAATCTTTTTTTGAAAAACCAGCATTTAATAAATCGTTTGTTAAGTTTATTTTAGTACTTTTCATAATTTTTGTTTTTTTAGTTGTTATTTCTTTTACAAATATACGACTTATTTTGATACTACCAAATAAAATTACAAATATTTTTAATATTTATGTAATTTCAATAATTTTTCAATTTCTTCAAGGTCTTTTTTAATTGATTTATTTATTTTAATATTAGCTTTTACTGTTTCATAATGATAAACAATTGAGCGATTTGATTTAAATCCAGTTACTTGTTTGGATATGCTTAAAGAATAAGCCTTATTTTCTCTCAATAGATAGCATAAAATAGATTTTGGATAAACATACTCGCGTAAACTGCTTTTGATGCTTAAATCGATGTTAAAATACGTTTGTACGGTTTGTTTTATTATTTGTGGGTTCATTATAATTTAAATTGTTTGATTGCGTTTTGGGTTAGGGTTAAATTTAAATAAAGTAAGTTCTCTATTGTTTTTGACTTATTCCAAGATGTATAAAAAGAATTTTCATTTAGATACACAACTTTGTTTTCTCCGTGTTCTTTTAATGTAAAATCACCTTCAAACAAAACTTTTTCTTTTGCTTTTTGATATTTATCAAACGCATCAGAATCAAAAACACAACTTTCTTCTTTGCTGTAAATTGTTTCTTCTTCTAAAATATTCCCTTCATCATCACAAGGAACAAACATTTCTAATTTTAAAGGTTGTTTTAGAAAGCTTGCGTAGTTAAATATTTTTTGCAATGTTTCTGTATTGAATTTACTTTTTTGATCTAACACAAAATCGGTCATACTAATTAATCTATTTTCCATAATATTAAAGTTTATATACTACAAAGTTAAAATCGAAGTTTGGTACTCCTGCTGGATTGGTATCAATTATTACATCGAAACTATTTAATCCAGCGTTATCGTAAGACAAATGGCGTCTTTTTCCGCATAGTAATATTATATAATCGTTGTCGATTTGCGGAGTGATAAAAGTCACTCTGTATGTTGTGGCGTTTATCTTGTTTGTTGTTGCTCCGAAGCCTTTTAAAAGAGTTCCTGCGTTATCTACTACACCCATGCAAACAGATTTATAAGGCGCAGTTGCTAAAACTCCGTTAGCATCGCTTTCAGTTGTTCCGTTGGTTAGTGTTCTTACCCTTGTTTTTCCGTTGACATCGAGAGTGTTACTCGGTGTTGTTGTGTTTATACCAACTTGTGATAATGACAAGATTGGGAATAGTATAAATATTAGTTTTTTCATGGTGTTTTAGTTTTTAAATTTATAAACATAAATAGTGTCAATTTTTTTTCCATCAGTTTTTAGTTTTATTATTGGTTTAACAATAATTTCACTTTCAAAAGTTTGTGTTCCTGATTTATAGTAAATAATATATGTAGTATAAACAACAAAAGATATAATTCCTGCGATTGCGATTGTAAATAAACAACCTAATGCATCACCTAATCCTTCCATACTAATCAATTATTAAATTTATTTTTTTAACTTCTTTAAATTGTTTGTTTTTTATTAGTAAATCTTTCTTCACTAAATTAGAAAACAAATCTTTCAGTATTCTTAAATTTGTATTTTTCATAAGTTTAATTTATTAAATTTCATCACTACAATTTTGCTCACAATCATTACAACAACTACATTCTTCAAAATTGTCATTTATTTCTGATTTATAAGGGCAAGTATGCCACTCTGTTGATTCATCACATTTTTTACACATAATCTATATTTTTTAAGTTACCGCACCAATAGTTAAATTAGTGCGGTTTTGGTTAGTTTAAAAGTTCTATGTTTTCGTAAATGTTTCCTATAACTTCCACCTCTACATCTTTAAATGTAAATTGATATTCACCTTTAATAACTTCGTCAATTGTTTCATAACAAAAACAAGCGAATTCATCGTGCCATACCATTTTTGCTTTATCTTGGTATTTAGTGGTTAAAATATCCCCCTCATAAATATCAACTCCGTTTTTATCTTTTAATCCTGTGAATTGCCTAGAATAAGTTAATGGTAATACATTCCAAACATCACACTTATGACTAATTCTTGGTATTTCTGATAAAGAATAAACTTTTTTTACAATTCCGTTTACACTTTCAAATCCGTATTCAAATTTAATTTCTATACTCATAACTTAATAAAATAAAAAATGCCCAATTATTTTTGAGTTAGGTCTGAAGTAACTCGCCAATAAAAGGGCTAATGTTTTTAACTTACCTAATGTTCAGACCGTAAGTGTTTAGCAAATGTATAAAATGTTTTTTTAATACGCAAGGTTTATTTTATTTATTTTTAGAATAAACTTAATTGTTCTTTATTTTCATAAATATTTAATATGTGTTTATATAATTCTATTGGAACTTTTGACCTATCACAATAAGTTTTTAATATTGTCTTATTATTTTTAGCACTTGACTTACAGAAAGCAATATGAATAGTAGATTTTTTAAAATCCTTTCTTAAATTTAATTTTAAATTAGAATATACAGTTGTTGGCTTAAGACCAAAGTTTATATTATCATAACTTGAATAATAAGTTTTATTTTGATTTCCGTTTAAATTATGAAATTTACTTAAATATTTAAATATTAAACTACTGCTTCCATTTTCTATACACCAAAAGCCTGGGTTAAACTTTTTAATTATTTGACAAGTGTAAAAGGCTGTTTTTTGTCCAAACAATCTTGCTTTTTTGTGTTTTTGCATATAGTTATTTGCTTTAAAATTTTTTTGCCAATATAAATTATATTCATTAAAATTTCTTTTAAACAAACCTACATTTCCAATGTTTAAAGTTACCAAAGTTTCACAAGGTGGGCTCGCAAATATTATATCAGGTTTAGGTAATTTTTCTAATTTTTTCAAACAACTCCTTTTACTTAAATCCATATTAATAAAATTATCAGTTATAGCTGATGAACTTGGTAAGCCAATAGAATAAACAATATATTCATCTGAATTTAATTGTTGCGTTATTGCGGTTTCGCTATCAAATAAACTCCATATTACTTTTTTCATAAAGATTTATTTATAATGTTATTAATTTTAGTTTTTAATTGTTTTCTTAATCTATTTTTTTTATTAACGCACATTCCTTTAAAAGTATGGTAGTAATCAAATTTATATCTTCTTTTCATATCTCTTTAAATTTAACAATGTTATCGTAATGATTTATTTCTATTGTGAACCCACCGCCACATAAATATTTGAATTTGAATATCCAGTGGAACTTTTCTACTCCGTTAATAAAAATTGAATTAACATGCTGGTTTTTTGTTGTGCTGTGTAATTTACATTTCTTACCGTTCAGCTCTTGTATTTCAAAATTCACGAATAAAGTATTGTTTTTTCCGATTAGCTTCATTGGTGGGTTTGGATCGGGTATGTTTACTTTCTTTTTAACTGCCATAACTAAAAATCTAAAAGTTCAACTTCTTTTTCATTAGGATATATTTTGCCTTTTCCATCTTGTAAGCAATATGCGTTATTACCTATTTTATTAAGTTCGTCAATTCTTAATTTCTGAATAGGTTTTAAAGTATCTTTTGCTTCTTTTACCTCAACCCATATATTCGGCTCATTTTCTTTGATTGCTAAAATATCTGGATAGCCGTTTTCGTTTAACCTAATTATTTTTAAAACGAGATAGCCTTGAGATTTCAAATCGTTCATTACTTTGGTTTGAAATTTTGACATCTTTATTGGTTTTTTGAAAGTGGGATAATGTGTAAGGCATTTTGTTTTGAACACGTTTATAAATATCTAATTCAATAGTATTTTTAGCAAATATCCAAAATACATTATTTACTAAACGCTCTTTAATCGTCATACGATCTCGTGCTTGGAAATAAGTTGTAGCACTAAAATCAATTTCAATCATTACAAGTGCATCGGCTTTACTTAAATTAACACCTTCACGCCCACTTATGAATTGTAAACATAACCATTTATCAGTGTTGTTAAACTCATTAATATCAGTAGTTAATTTGTCTTTTAACACTTCTTTTAAACTTTCAAGTTGAGCAACGTATTTATAAAATATTGCTATCTTCTCATCTTTAAAATGTTCTGCTACATAAACCGCCTTGCTATTATCAATAATCAAACTTTTCTTATCATCAATTTTAATAGTTCCGCTACTTAATTGGTGTACCTTTTGCATTAACTTAGCTCCTGTATCTCCTATAATTTCAACACCACTTGCACCTTTTACTATTAAATCTTTTTTAAGTCTTGAAATTATTTGATAAGTAATAGGTTTCATTTCAACTTCTAAAATCAACTCATTTACTTCTGAATGGAATTGCGCATCTTTTTGAGTAACTGTACTTACATAGTGCCTAATAACTCCTTTTATTTCTTTTTCTTTTCCTTCTGAATAATCATTTACAATTGAATAACCTAAATGTTTCTTTTTTACATTTACATAATCATTAGCCCATTTGTAGAAATTTGTGTATTTTCTAAAAGGGGAATAATTACTCAATTGGAACTGATGAAATATTTGCGAGTAACTCTCTGGCGACATTGTGCCAGAAAGTAATAAAAGCATAGTTTCTCCAAATCTTGCTCGTATGTCTTTTTGATACTTACTTGCTTTTGGATATGCAGCATATTGATGCGCTTCATCAACTATAACAATATCAAAATCATTATCTAAAATATTGTGTAAACTCTCTTTATTGATAATTGATAATTCGTAAGTATATCCGAAATTATTATAATCTGATTGAATACTTGAAAATGCTTTTATTTTAGTTATAAATAAAACTTTTTTAGCATTTACTTTTTTACAAACCTCTAAAGCTATAATTGTTTTGCCTGAGCGTACTTGTCCATTTAGATAATGTATTTTTCTACTTGGTATTAAATTAGCAATATCAGTACTTATGTTTTGCTGGTAATCTCGTAAATTATATCCCATAATTAAAAATCTATGCCGTTATCTTCTTCTTGCTCAAAATCTTTTGAATAAATCCCGTACCATTTTAAACCGTTTGATTGTCCTTGTTGGAAATCTAATCCTTTAAAGTTTGCATATTTATGAACCCAAATATTAAACTTATTACGTTTTAAATATTTATCGTAATCCTTATTTTCATTAACGAAATTATTAAACATTTGAGTTTTATCATTTCTATTGTTTAAAGGGAAATTTTCCTCATCAATAATCCACTCATAAAAATCCATTGTAGTTTCAGCAATAAATTTACGAAGTTTGATGTTTTTAGCATTTTGATTTATTAATCCATTTGATAAATACATCTGTAAACAATGCACCATATAGTTATCAAACTTATTAAATTCTTCAATATCCCACTCGTCAAATAATTGTTTACCAAATTCCTCGTCTGGAGTTAAATTAATACCGTAATATTGAGCTATTTCAATTTCGTGTCTACGTCTATTGTGAGAGTTTCCCTCGCCTTTTATGGCATAATTTGTAGACATTACAATCTTTGGCGAGTCGTGAACGTTTAATTTAATAGCGTCTTTATTTTTACGTTCTAAAGTCATACCTTCAGTAACTAAACTAAATTTATCCTCAAAATCAAAATTCTTTTTAACGTCATCAAAAACAAGTATTTTCGTGTCTAAAGAAACAGTTTGATACGCAAAGGATTTTTTACTGTCAAATTGTTTACCATCAATAATGCTTGTATTTCTTATCTGGCTCAAACCTTGAACAAACAACCCCTTACCTGTACCTCCTTCAGGATTATCACTTATAACCTCGTCATTTAAAATAACTGCTTTATTATTGCTTCTATTTTTATAAGTAGAAATTAAGTATCCAATGGTTATCTCAATTGGAAAAGGCTCGCCTCCAGATATATTATTTACAAATTTTTGATAGTCATTTTCATAATTATCTAAATTATTAAATTCTCTATCTAATATATGGCTTTCCCAAATATAACCGTTTACATCAATGTAATCAATTAGCTTAACCTGATCTTTAGTAACTTCTAAAATACCATTTTTAAAAGCTAAATAAGAAGTATTACGGGTATCACTCAACATAATTAAATCAATACTCTCAAGCATTAATAAAAAAACTTCCGAGAAAAGGTTTTGATAAGATGCACAATAATTCCAAACATCTAACTCTTTTCTATCCATAAGGAAGTCTAAAACAAAATCCTTTATCTTTGAAATTGAAGTAATTTTAACCTTATTTGATTGAATAGATACAAACTGAGGCTTTTCACTATCATTAGGAAAATGTTTCTTAAAACCATTTCTTTCAAGAAAAAACTTGTATTTTAATGGAATAATAGAAATTTTTTCTTTGCCAGTTTTTTCGTTTACTGAAATATGCCAAAAATCTTCAGCTTCTGAAACGTCTTTTAATTCATCATAAACCTCATCTGAAATATTGTATTTTTCAATTACTTCTTTTTTACCTTTTTTTAAGTCTGTTTTAATTTTGTCAATTTGTTTATAATCTTCAAAATATTTCGAATTAAATCCTCTAATCTTATATGCCGATTTAATAGTATTTTTAGTTTCAGTTTCTGAAAAATCACCATAAACAACATTGTTTTGAATATATCCTAAAGCAGTACTTTCGTTAATCCCATACTCGCTAAAGGCACCAGCTAAATCAAAAATAAAAGAATTTCTTTCCCCTTCTACAAAATCTTTAGTCCAATTAAAAGCCATTATCTTTTCAATAATAATACTTTCATCATCAATAGGAATTAAAGGAACTCGCTCTTTTACTTCAAAACCTTTATCTATTAAAGTTGGATTAAATACCTCAGCATCATAATTTATATAAATATCAGGGTCATAACTTTCATAACAAACCCTATCTACATTACAATTTGATTTATCAAAGTAATCATATTGATAGAACTCATTAAAAGCCTTAAAATATTTTTCGTGTGTAAGTTTGTCGGATATTGGAATACGAACAACCCCCTTTATACCTTTTCCACTTGGAGAAATGAATAAAGATAAAAATTGTTTGTTTTTCTTTAACTCGTGAAAGTGGTCGAACATTTCATTATCACTTGGGTACTTATCAAAATCAACAATCATTAATCCAGAGTGGTTAATCAATCCGTTTTTATTACGTTCTCTAAACTCACCAGAAAAAAGGATACAAGGTAATTGTCTTTTTATTAAGTCTGCTTCATTTTTATCTTTAGCATTTCTTACATTATTTATTATTTCTTTTGAGCTTCCAACTCTTATTCTTTCAAATATTTTTGAAATAGGAACAATAAAAGGAACATCTTTAGTTTTAAATAATTCCTTAAATACTGATACTTTTAAATCTTTCATATATTAAAATAAGAAATCCCATAATTCCACCGCCTCTGAACTCGGTTTCATTATGGGATTAATATAATGTCTTTATTAATTCAGAGGTTCTACAAATATATAAATAAATATTAATATATAAACAAATAATACATATATTTTATATAAACTTTCAACTTCGTTCTTTTTTAATAAACTTCGTACTAACTTCGTACTGTTTTAAATCTTGTAAAGTATTGTTTTTATTGAGTTTTTTTTTAAACAGTACGAAAGTACGAAGTTTTTTCATTTTTTACACCCCACCCCCTTATAAAATATTTTTCTTTTCAAGTGGGGGTATAGAAACGCTTTTAACTTCGTACTTTCGTGTATAAAAAAAACCCGATAAACTTAATTATCGGGTTTAATTTAATTAATCTAAAAATATTAAAATTCTAAATCTCCTTCATCACCTAAAAAATCTTCTTCAATTGAATCATCAACAATAGGCTCAACGTTTTTATTCTTGAAATATTCCGTATGATATGCTTTTAAAACATCTAACGCTTCAATAACATCATCTAACTCCTCGTCAGAAATAACACGCTCTAATTCAAATGTAGGGTATGTGTATTTAACAGCTCCAGTTTTACCATCTTTGTAACCTTTCACAATCACAACCTCGTCTGCTAACCTTGCTGAGCTTCTTTTAAATAGATTCCCCCACTCTCCAATACCGTTACCTTTTACGTCGATATTAATAATCTCTTTAGAGTCTAAATCATAACCGTAAATAGATAAATGGTATTTGCCACCAACATTATCGGCTAACCCTTTAACTTCTTCCCAAATACCTTTTGCTATAATAGGTTGATTTTTGTCGAAATAACGAACAGTCATTTCATCTTTTACGCTTCTAACTTCATTTGAGTAAAGTCCTAATTTTAACTTTTCATTAAAACCTTTTACGCAAAATAAAGGGCGACCAAGTGTAACAAATCTGAAAGGTAAATCAACCAATACGTTTTTACTTTCTTCTTTTGTTTCTCCTTTTTGAAAATAAGAAAATGTTTTGTTTTCGCTTTCCCACTTGTAGAATTTCTTTGCAGGATTTGTGTTTGTTGTCAATTCTTGAGACGCTTTAAGTTGGTCTCTTTTTGATAAAGTACTCATAATATATAATTTATTTATGGAGGTTAATAATGGCGTAACCCCCTTACGCCTATTTAATTATGAAATTCAAATATAGTGAAAAATTTTTAATTAAACTATTTTTTTTCTTTAATAGTTAAAAATCCTTTTCCTATATTTAATTCTGGGAAAGGTTTCATTTCCCCATTTTCATCAATCCAATGTATTACACCGTTTTCATCATAAGAAACTTGCACCACTCCTTTTTGAAAACCATTAAAAGCATTTTTAAATTTATCTTCTAATGTCTTTTTTTCTTTGTCAAGATTTTCAATTTCTTCAATTCCTTTGAAGCTAAACATTTTTCTTCCAGCAGTTGCTTTTATTTCGAACCCCATATAAATATTCCCAGGATATTTTGAAGCTTCGTTTTCTATTTCATTAATTTTTTCGTTCTCAAAATCTTTTACAATTTCTAAAATAGTTTCAGCTTGTTTTTTGCTTTCACGTAATTTAATTAAAGCATCTAAATTTGATAATTCACCATTTTCTGCTTGTTCTTTTGTATTAATCAATTCATCTTGAATTGCAATAAAGTACTCTTTTGATCCGTTCATAATATTTGTTTTTAATTGTTTAACTAAAATTACTATCGCTAATAATTTTATAATTTTGTACTCTGATTTCTTTTACTTTTTCGTCGTAAGCTAGTTGCGTTTCAATCATTTCTGAAAACGATTTTAAGTGTTTATCTGGGATTTTTTCCCCACTTTTTACCCATTGTGCGCATCGATTAAAACCTTTGTTTAATGCGCAAGCTTTTAAAAAAGCACCTTTTTGCATTATTAGCTTATAGCGTTTTATTATTTTCTCTTGGTTCATTTGCTAGATTTTACTTGTTACTATTTCGTAGGCTCTACACATTCTTTTATTTTTCCCTACGTGAATATTTCTTACTTTTTCACGCATCCAATTTTCAAACTCTAATATTTTTTGAAAATCATTTTTTTGTATTGGTGCTAAATTTGATATGTTATTTTTCATTTTGTTCGGTGTTTAAATATTAATAATAATTTTGTTTATTTTTTCTTTAGATTCTTCAAAAGCGTTAAATATTTTAGAGTAAAGTTCTTTGTGAATTTCTTCCAAATGATGTTCTATTATTGGTTGTTGCGAACCACATCCGTGATGTTGTTTTTTTATAGTTAAATTTTTTTGATATTTTTCTAATGATTGTAAATATTCTTTACAATACTCATATTTTTGTATTTGTTCTGGCTTCATCTTATAATTCTTTAATTAGTTTAAACAAATCTTTTTCAACTCTTTTTCTTTCTTTTCTTGTGGATAGATATTTTTGAGGGCTTTCGTGGTCGTAGAAATCTTTTTCATCTTTTTTTAATCTATCTCTTTTTTCTGATAATTGCTTTAGTGCTTTAAAGTCAATTTCATTTACTTCTACGCTCATAATTATTGTTTTAGTTGTTTAATTTTCCATACTCCGATTGCGTCTTTATCTAAAATACTGTTTTTAGCAAGTGGGCAATTTATTATTTTATTATCAATATTAGAAACCTGTATGAATTTAGACTATTTAAATATATTTAAATTTATTACTTGTATCATATTAATAGTTAGTATAATTATCTTCTAATTGGTTAAATACTTCGTTTGATAAGTTGGTAAGTACTTTGCTGTTTTCGTTTGTTACGGTTACGCTTTTTGGTGTTATCTTTACAAGTGTTTCTGTTATTACCTCATCCCACTCACCGCCTACTCCTACTCTTTCGTGTACTTCTATTTCAAAATATAATTTGCCAAATTCAAAATCCTTTTCGTTAGAGTGTTCAAATAAGTAAGAATTATTTTTCAAATACTCAATTTCTTTTTCGATTGCTTCTACTATTGTTTTTGCTGATTGTTTCATAATTTGTCGTTTTTAGATATGCAAATATAAAACTTATTTTTTAATACGCAACTAAAATACGTAAAAAAGTAATAAAAATAATTATTTTGATAATTTACTTGCGTATTAAAATAAATTGATTATCTTTGAAAAATAATTTTAAACTAAATATTATGAAATTTAAAGGAACAAGTGGTTTGTGGGAATTTGACAACAATTGCGTGTCAACAAAAGAAAAAGTAATGGGTAATATTGTTTGTGAAAGCCCTTCTTGGTCTGAAGCTTCAAATGCGAATTGGAAAGTCAATGCTCAATTAATTTCAAAAGCACCAGAAATGCTTGAAATGTTGCAAAATGTATTAGATAATGTAAGCGAAGAATATTCTAAATTAAAAGAAGATATTGAAAAACTAATAGAAGAAGCAACTAAAATCGATTAACTTAAAACTAAATAATTATGGATTATAAATTAGCAACTGACAACCATTTTACAGATGCATTTGTATATATGTTTAATAACTTAAAACCAAATAAAATGAACTACGAAATTACAGAAGAACAGATTAAGGAATTAGCAAAAGGAAACGCTAAAGTTAAAAATTGGTTTCCAGGAGTTTTTGAAACTAAGTTAGAAATTGGAAAATGGTATAAAAATGAAGATTATGATAATCTTGTTTTTATGTCTGAGAAACTTAAAGAACAAGATTTAAATTCAGGATTCACAACATTTGCAAAAGGGTATGGATTTAAATTTACTGATAAAAAAGAATGGTATGACGATTTACATTTTTCTGATAGTAGAGTATTTACACCAGCCACCGACACAGAAGTATTAGAAGCATTGACTAATGAATTTGCAAAACAAAATCCGAATATTGACTTTGATTTATATGTTTTTTTAATTTATGAAAACAAATTAGAGCTTAGAATTAAAGGAAATTACATAAAGGTATTTGATAACGGAATCTGGACAAAGTTTCACACCAAAGAAGAAGCAGAGAAAATGTTAAACGCTAAAATAATTTAAAATGAACAAAAAAACAGCATTAGAAAATTTAGTCTTTCAAAGTGGGCTAACTCAAAAACAATTTGCAGATAAAGTCGGAGTTAAATATTCAACTTTTGAGAACCAATTACGCAACCAAAAACACTTACATGTACATTATTCTTTCGAATACGCTCGAATATTAGGAGTAGACACCGTTAGTGGGTATTCAGTTGATGGAGTTTGGTTTGAATTGATTATTGGAAATAAGAAGTAACGTTTGCGTATATTAGAGGTACGCTACCGAGATTATGAACTTAAAAAATATGCTTCTGCGTATCTCTTATATACGTTGTTAGCAATAGTACGGATTATTAAAACTAAATATTATGCACAATTTTAAATTAGGTGACAAAGTTTACCACAAAGCAGATTCAGCACCATTTGAAGTGGTTGGAATTAGAAAAACAACAGTAGAAATACAAGGCGATTGGAGCGGTGGAACTCACAACGTAAATCAAAAATCTTGGGTTAATCATACAGAAATACAACCGCATGACCAAACTAAAGTTAAATACTATATTGAAGGTAAGCCATTTCGTAATGGTGTAGCACTTTCGTAGTATTGTTGCTAACGGTTCTCGGTTTTGTTTAGTGCCGACTTAAAAAGATAAATTTTCAACTTGAAATAAATATAATTATGAAAACAGAATTTGATAATACAGAAAACGAGGCATTGAACAAAGCCGATGTTAGCGGTTCGTTGCCTTGCGGATGCTTGAAATGTTACCCAAATGTATTTCCAAATATGAGGTTTAATGTTTGCCATATTTGTGGAAATAAAAGATGCCCACACGCATCAGACCATAATTACAAATGCACAAACTCAAATGATGTAGGGCAAACTGGTAGTGTGTACGGTGGCAATGACCGCTAACGTTTCACGGCTTTGTGCAGGCGGGAAAATAAAACCAAATAATTGAATTAATAACTAATAATAAAAATATACCAAATGACTGAATTAAAAACTATTACCCGCTTGCTCAAAACCGCTGTTATAGGTAGGGCATTTTGTAAGCACATTTATATAAAAATTGGGGTTGATTTTGAAATTATGCACGGAACTCATTATTATGTAATGGTTGCTAAATATAAGTGTTCTAAATGTGAAAAAGAATCCATTAGAACAACGTCTAATATTTACGTTCGCTTGCCTTACCTATAACTCGCATATATACGCAACTATCTTTTCAAGTATCTAATTTACAACGAATTAATAATTTAGGTATTGCGTAAAAATAAATATTAACAATTAAATAAATAGAAATTATGAGTAAAAAAGTATTAGCAATTTGCTTAAAAACATATCCAGACGAAGAAGATATGCAAAGGTTTTGTGATGGTAAAATAGAAGCTTATAAAGTAAAAATATATCACAAAGGAGAAAAATATTCAGTATCAAAAGGATTTGATTCTGAATATTATAAATTAATAGAAAAAGATTAAATTAAAAAACCCCTCACAAATAGTAAGGGGTTTTTTTATCTTTTTATACTAAAAATTGATTGCTTATAACCTATCCTAATATTCTTTTCAGTATCATATCCAAACTCGAGTATATTTCCTTTTGCATTTTGAAATCCTAAATTTAGATCCGCTGCGTTGAAATTAATTCCAGCACCGAGTAACATTCTAAATCTTGTCTTTTCAATTGGTAATTTCTTTAATTCGTAATCTAATTGCATACTTTTAACTTCGCCTTGCACAATTCCTTTTACATTAGCCTTGAAATTATCATTTTCAAAAGGCTGATTAAACGATTTTAACTCAATAGCACTATTATATAGTTTTTCTTTTTCAAGGCTATCTTTGGCGTTTATGTAAGCTATTTGCAAATTATAGTTTTCAAGTGCTAACTCTTTATTTATTTCGTTGTTTTTATAAACTATAATTTCTTTGCCTTTAATGTATTCAGTTTTGCCTTTTATCGGTTTATGCGGAATTGGTTTTTCTGTTTTAAACGTTCCTTTTTTTGCTATTATTGGTATCTGTTCAGATTTGCAACCTTTAAAGAAAAGTACGCAAAAAAATAAAACCCAACCTAACCATTTGAAAAGTTGGGATTTTAAAAATTCTTTTATTTCTGTTTGTTGTATCATTTCATTAATTTTTCGTTATGTAATTTAACTAAATATTCAGCTTCTTCTTTTGGAATAGAACCAGAACCAACTACATAATATTCTTCAATTTCATCATAAATTATTTTATTTACAGGTTCTATAATTCTGCACCAACATTTTCTACCTTGAGCGCAAACTGTTGTTTTCCATTTTACAGTTAATGCTTTTTCTTTTGCTTCTTTATATGTTCTCATTTCATTAATTTATTAAGTTTCTTTCTATTTATCATATCTCTAATTATACAAGTATCTTCAAACATTTCTACTTCGACAAACTTTTGTAAAGTACATTCTAAATCTACAATTGTACCAAACTCTAACCATTCCTTAAAAGCTTGTTTAGTAGAGAAGTTTTTACGAAATACTTGCGGAGAAATTAAGTCTAAAAACATTTCTTCAAGTTCTTGAGGTGTGTGTTTATTCATAACATTATTTTTAATTGTTAAATACGCTACTTAATAGCGCATAGCGATGAGTTAGCCGTCATTTTAGAAAGATGAGTAATAATTAGTAAAAATAATCTGAGGTTCATTACCGCAAATAATATCATTAATTGAAACTTTAAATGGTTTTTTATCAAAATCATTATCTTCCCACATACTAATAGTTTTTTTGTCCCATTCTTCTTTTGGAATTTCATCAATATCAGTAAATTCATCCCCTATTTGCTCTTCAAATTCAGAGATTGCTAATTCTTTAGTTTCAGCGCCAAAAGCATATGTAGTTTTACCGCAATTAAATTTAAATACTTTCATTTTTTTTAGTTTAAAAACCGAACGGCTAACAAGTGTTTTACGCCATTGTGGGTTTATGTTCAACATTAAGTTTGTTTTGCATCAGTTTAATTTCGTGATAATAGGAAAGTTTAGTGCTTATTTAACCACAACGGACGTAAAGCACTCGAACGTTATAAGAAATAGCTACTAATAGTTTTCATAATAATATTTTTCAGAGTATGAATTTACAGGGCAATTATCCATTCTTGCAATAGTTTCTCTTAAATCATTTTCGCCATAATTGCATCTTTTACATTCTGAACCTATAAATTTAACCCTTGTATTTTTAAAGTAACCTATTACATAAACAGGAATCCATTTATGCCCTAAAATTTTACACCAATCTATTTTCATAAGACTTTTAGTTTAAATTACCCGCTACTTCTTATAACAGGCGCTTGTAAATACCAGCCGAAAACAAAATGCGTGTAGGCTGGCATCTACAAGCACCGAAACGTTATAGTCAATGGCTACGTTTTGTTTTCATAACTACTAATCCCAATAATCTTCAGGTGTTTTATAAAACTCAATATTATAGACTTCAATTTCAGGATTAGTATAATTATTAGGAACTTTACCCATCATTTGATATTTAATAATTGATTTTTTCAAACCCTTTTTTATCAAATTACCTGAATTACCTTTATAAATAATTTCATCACCTTCTTTTAGATTATTATGTATGTTTTCAAAATCGCTAAATTCATCTAAAATTAAGTCTATACATTCGTTTTTATTAATTTCACCACCTAATAATCTTGGTAGTATATTATTATATAAATTATGGTTTTTCATAAAACTTTTATTTTTAATTATCCGCCACTAACCATAACAAGTGCTTGGCAAAAAAGCGGGTTCGGTTATTAATTTAATGTTTGTTTTTTATTTGTAACCTTTTTGCTGGCGTCGGGAATATGGTCTTATTTGTCCGCTTCTTCGCCAAGCACTCGAACGTTATGGTTAATGCTACGTGAAGCATTCACAAGGAAATAAATCCTCAGTAGATTGTTTTAAATAATGCTTTGCTGATTTCCAAAACGTTCCTCTGTCAATATGTTCATTTGCAGGAATCCCTATTGATTTCATTCTTTTAAATTTTGGCTCTATATCTTTTAAAAATTCTTTACCAAATGAATGTTTTAATATTTCCTCAGCATCTTTTCCCATCTGGAATACTTCGTAATCGTGAACATAAACACAATACCAATGTTGTTGCCCAGCTTTTAAACAACCGATACAATTTGCGTGTTTCCATACTCCATAAGTATTTGGTCTTTTAATTCCAATTTCTTCTGTGTCGTTTATAGTTCTTTCGTAATGGTCTTTACTTTCAAACTTTTCAGTAATACAAATACTTTCAAATGTTTCTTTCATTTCTTTCTTTCTAAATTAATTACTAATTCATCAATCTTTATTGAGTATAAAGCAAGTCTTTATTTTGTCTGTCTAAATCAACAAAATTTTGTGTACGCATAAAGTCATTTAATGCGTTTGTTTTTGTTGCTAATTCCTGTGCTTCAATAATAAGTCTGTCATAAAATGAATTTTCTATAATCTATTCTTCTGTAATTTCGTAAGTTTTCATAATATATCTTTTAAGTTAATGTTTAATTTCTCGCACATATCTAGTAGCTTTTTTAAGTTGATTCCGTAGAGTTCCCTTCGCCATTTAGATATTTGAGCAATCTCTGTATCTGTTTTATTCGCTAAATCAGATACTGAACCCGCCTTTTCTATTAGACGGGTTATGATTATTTTTTGTGTCATAATTAAATATCTGTTGCTTCTTTGATTAGTTTTTTAGCTTTTATCATATCTGAAACTTTAATTGAAAAAGTATAAAACTCATTACTTTCTTTCTCTTTAAAATCTTCATCAGGAAAATCTGAAAAAAGTTTCAACATTTCAAGCATTTCTGGTGCTTTTGATATTAGTAAACCTATTTTTTTTGATTTATTTGATATTTCACCAATAATTTCTTCGTTATTTTCATTTCTTAATTGTCCACCATAAATTGTACAAATTTCTTTTTCAAAACTTTTAACTAAAGACCAACCGTTTGATTCTTTTGGCACTTCTAAAACCCATTTTTCTGCTTCCATAATATTTATATTTTTAATTAGTTAATAATGACAAATATACGACTTTCCGTATAACTACCAAATTATTTTGCATTTATTTTAAAAAAAATTGTATATTAGCACTTTCATAATGTTTTTTAGTTTAGTTAATTAATCCGTAATTATTTGTAGTTACGGATTTTTTATTTATATTTGTGATAACTAATTTAAAAACAAATAATTATGAAAAAAGAGATTAACTTTAGAATTATTGAATTACCAACTCATCAGGTTTTATTGTCAAAAGATTTTGATAATGAAGAAGAGGATTCAAAACCTTTATTAGTTATAACTATATTTTGCGACTGTGTAAAATTCAATAACAAATTAGGTTATGAAGACGAAGAAAAAAGAAATGATGTTTTTGATAAATTCACAGAAAAACAAGCAGAAGCTTTTTTAAAAGGTGTTTTGGAATTATTAGAATAACGATAAAAAAGCCCTCACTATTTGTAAGGGCTTTTTTGATGTTTATAGTTTCGGGTTTAAACGTGTGCAAAAATTGCAACACTTTTATTTCGTTTTCTTCGCATTACTTGACCGCCGTTAGAATCGTTACCTATTGCGGTGTTACCCTCAATACTTTCAAATTCATTCTCATTTAACCATTTTACGAATATTCCTGTATGGTCATAACGCCCGTCTTTGTTCCAATCAAAGAAAACAATATCCCCAGCAATTGGCTTATTGGTAATTTTATTATTTTTCTTAAAATATGCTACTGCAGTTTGACAACCAGCGAAACCTTTTGTAAATCCTATTTTCGGCAAAGGAAAACCAGCCATAAAATAACACCAACTAACAAACTCACCGCACCAAGCGACACCATTTAATCCAAACCAAACACCGTATTTTTGCTTATTACTATTTAAAGGCTTTTCCGTTGTGCCTATCTCTTTTTCTGCTACTTCTACAATTTTACTCATGTTTTTTCCTATTAAATTTATATTTACATTTTTTTTTTAAAAGCTTTTCCGCTTCAATAATAAGCAAGTTTAGTTTGTTTAAATTATCGTTAAACTCAATTCTTATTTGAGAATCATATACAGGAGGCGAACACATATTATTTTCCTTTTAATTCCACCATGTTTTTAACGAACTCGTTGTAACTATTATTCACTTTTAAAAGTGTCTCATTAAAGCTACGCAATTCGTTCATGTGGTCTTTGTTTAATGTCTGAATATTTTTATATAAATAAATAATAGTAACACCGAAAGCTAATACAACCGCAATTAATATTCCTGTTACAGTAGCGTCGTTTGTTGCTACTACTTTTTGTAAGTCTGTTAAGTTTGCTTGTAAGCTAATCATGTGATTTAATTTTACTAATTATAAAAAGTATTAAAGATACCGAACAAATTGTTATATTAAAAATTTTAGAATAAAATTCATAACTTATGAAATTACCTATTATATCAATTAAGTTTATCAATATTAAAAATAATGGTGCTCGTCTAGTAAACCAGCAGTAATTCCCTTTGTAATTAAATAAATAAAAGAAAACAATGTTTGTTATTATTGAATAGCCAATCATATTACCAGCTAAAGTATAATTTAATTCAACAAAGTTTGATAGCAACGTAATAAATAAAATGAGGGGTTGTGATAAGTAAATGTTTCTATCTAAAAACTTTTTCATAAATTATGGTTTAGGGTTCTTAATTCCACCGCCTCCAATATCGGTTGTCGTTTCTTCTTCTTTTGTTTCTTGACTAACTCCAGCTAATCCAAATTTTGCAATACCTAAATTTTGTCTTGTAAAATACGCTAATACAAAAGCACCAATTCCTTTTGATATATTACACCAAAAAAATGAATACTACGAAAAGTATTTAGTCGCTAAAGGTTTAAAAGTTTCTATTCCGTTAAGTAGTTCTTTAGAAAAAGAAATGAACAGAGATTTTACGGATCAACAACTTAACGATATTTTAGAAGCATACGGCATTGTTCCGGAGCCAACAAAAATAGAAATGTTTTATCAGTTAATTATCTTTAAATACGAATACGCAGAAAATCGTTACGAAATATTTAAAGCTTTTTGTGTAGATTATCGTACTAAATGCAGAACGTTTTTAGAACTTAATCAAATTGATAAACTAAACCAAGCATTTGCAATGGCGGATAACTTATCTGAAACGATAACGGACTTAGAAATTGAAACTTTATACAACGAATTTGACGCATTATGAATTATTTTATTATATTAGTGTTTTTATTAGTAATTTACATTTTAAACAAAAGAAGTAAAAACGATTTCTTTTACCAAGATGAAGATATAATAAGAAAAAAATTAGATATTATTTTAAGTTTGTGGCAAGATTTCGGATTTACGGTATATGATGAAATAAAGTTAAGATTAGCCTTTGAGTATTTTATTAAAAATCCAAATGAATATAACGGCACAAGTATTATTAATGATATGTGGTTAATTAGAGGATTAGAGCCAGAAAGTGTAATTCACGATTACGAGGATATAATAGCGACAAGTTCAAAACATTTACTTAAATCAAACAAAACATACTGCCAAAGATTAAGGAAACGCAACGCTCAATTTTTTTGGGTATGGGGTTTTATTTATTGTGGCTTAACAATAGTAACATTATTCAAATCAATTAAATTTATTAAAATATAACCAATGGCATCAATTCCAAAACCAGGCTGTTTAATAAACAAAGAAATCTGTGTAAGTAAAGGATAAATAAACTCAATGTACCTTTGTGGTGTTGAATAATCCTGTATCTTTATAGAAAATAATTCTATAATTATCAATGCAAAAAAAGCATATAATTTAGAGTTTGTTTTAATTTTTTCATTTACTGATTTTGCGACTTTGCAAATTAAACAGCCTGGTTTTG